CGATATACATATTTGCTGCAAAGTTTTGTACATTTTGTCGCTCTTTAATATCAATACCGCTTATAGTTTTTTCGTAGGCTTTTTTCTCTTTAGCTGTTTGACCTGCATAACCTAAAAAGGCTTTTGATAAAGCTGTACCCCAAGACTCATCTTTATCACCTGATTGTATTAAAGAAGCACCAGCGACTAAAAACGGTAATGTTTTGTCTGGTTCTGGAACTAATTTTTTTATATCATCTGTGTTGTAAAATAATTTTGCAGCTTCTTTATAAACTTCTAACTGATCTTCAGGGTTAAGGTCGTTTGATATTTGTAATGAAGTGTTTACAGTTTTGTTACTCTCTTCATCATCTTCAGCGTCTTGTGCAGAACCCGCAACACTAGCTACAGTTAGTTTAGTTAATAAATCATCAGCTTCATCTAAAGCTACTGTATCTGCGTCTACACCTAATTTAGTGAGTTTTTCAGCTATGTCAAGTTCTGCTTTTCTATCTATTAAATTTAATTCTGGACCACCGACGTTTTTTACTGCATCGTTTGCAACTTGTGTAAGTGTTAAACCTTGGTCAACTAAGTTTTCTATTTCTGTGCTTTGCTCCCCTAGTAAAGAAGATAAGCCTACACCTTGTGGAGATGGATCTGGCGCAACAGGTCTTTGTGTTAATTGACTAATTTGATCTGCAGTCAAACCTGTCTGGCTTATTATAAGTTCTAGGGGAGCACCCTGAGAAATAAGATCTAATGCTACTTGAGAAGGATTAAGGTCAACTGGAGCAGTATATGGCAAACTGCCTCTTTTAAGTAAAGCATTAGATAAAAATGTATCATCTATGTTATAAGCCATTATGAAAGTGCACCATAAGCAGCAAGTCCTGTACCAAGAAGTTCCATACCTCTATTAGTAGAAGGTACGCCACTTGATTGTTGTTGTATTTGTGTTTGACCTAATTGTGGAGCAAAACTAGAAGCTAAACTACCGATACCACTTATTGTTTGTAACGGTAAGTTGTATTGACCAACAAAGTCACCGTACTGTTGATCTAATCCTCTTTGAACTAAACCTTGTTGCATTCCGCCTATACCTAATAATCTGCTTATATCTACACCTTGCATACCTTGCAATCCTTGACCTAAGTTAGCAAACTGTGCACCGCCTGCTAAACCAGTTCTTGCAGCTTGACCACCAATGTTAGTCATATCTCTAGCAGCACCGCCATAAATATTAGCTAGATTACCAGATAAAGAACCTACCCCACCAGCAACAGTGCCTAAAGTGCCTGCTAAATTTTGTCCTAGCCCTGCTTGAGAAACACCTAAATTACCTAATCTTGCCCCTATGTCTGATTGTTGCCTACCTAAACCAGCGAGTAAATTTGCTTGTTGCAGTTGTCTATTTTGAGCGTCTCTAAAACCTCTTGTACGTAACGCACCAACTTGTTCTGCTGCTCCTCTTGCTGCAGATTCTGCTAATTCTTCTCCTAAAAGCCTACTACGAGAACCACCAAAAGCTCCTGAGCCAATAGCTTTTGCTCTCCTATTAATATCACCTTTAGCAAAACTTTCTTGTACATCTTGAAGAGTCTGTTGGACTACTTGGTCTTCATAAGGGTTATAAAAACTAGAAACATTACTTGGATCTGTTACTCCTGCTGCTTGGTTTAATCTATCAAGTGCACCTGATTGTGTTCCTAAACCAGCAAGTAAAGTTTGAAGTCCTGTTGCAGTTGAAGCTTCAGCTATACCTGGCACTCTTCCTAATATGTCTCTTGCTTCTTGAGTACCTTCTCTACCTGTAGTAATTGCGTCTTGTAAATAATTAGCAGAAGTGCCTAAAGCTAGATCAGAATCTGTAAGAGCTTTACCTGTAGTAGCTGTTGCTTTATCTAGGTAAGGACTGTAGGAACCTACTCCTGCTGTACCTAAGTTGAATGCTTGTTGTTGTGCTGGACTAAAACCAGCTATACGGTTGCCTTGGTATGTGTAAGGGTTAGCTCCTTCTACACCAAACCCAGATATTCTATTAACAAGTTCTTGGTTTAGTAATGGCATAATTCCAGGAACATTTGCTCCTGGTACACCTGCAAAAAACTCAGCTAAATAATTTGGTGGTAATTGTTCGGTTACTATATTAGTGTTTTCAGCCATTATGCTCTACCTATCCCCATACTTTTTGCTTTATTTTCATTTTTGTCCATCATAGCGTATAAAGTTTTTATACCTTTATCATGATCTCCATCACCTAAACCTTTGACAGCTTGTTTAGTCATTACAAACTCACCATCTGCGAGTATAGCATTGACCGTATCTTCATCACCAGAACCTTCTGGGTCTTCTATATCACCGCCTGTCTTTCTTAAATCAAGTGCCTCTCCACCAGAGTTTAAATTAGCACGAGCAAACTCAGGGAACATAAGTTTATTATATTCTTCTTCACCAAGTGCATTTCTTATGTAAGCATCCGTGGCTGGGTCAAGTCCGCTGGTAGTAAGATTTGTTCCACCTTGACCGCTATAGCCTGTGTAGGGTCCACTTGCACCTCTAGAAGAACCAGCTATTAGCCCACCACCAGGAACGGTGGGTGTTACTGCTCCGCCTAATGGGTTTTGTAAGTAACCACTTAAAGCACCAGAAGGAGAAGGCATATCTGCAGGTTCTTCTGGTGTAGACTCAAATATACCGCTCGCATAAGCAGGTATTCCTAGAGCTGCTGCTTTTTGTATTGTTGTAAGCCCTTTAAATGATTCTCCTATACCTTTTAAACCGCCTTCATATGTTGAAGGTAAAGTACCGCCAATAAATCCTCTACCAGAAGCACCAATGTCTTGGAAAAATCCACCTATACCTCCTCCTGGACCTCCTGGTGCTGCAGCATCTAATCCTCTAAACATACTATCTGAACTAAAAGGGTTAAGAGATTTTAAACCTCCTCCGCCTTTTACACCAAAACCTTGAGCTACATTACCTAAAACGTAGCCTGATGCTGCACCTTTTAAAGCTCCGTCAAGGCTACCAGTTTGAACACCACCACCTATACCACCACCTATCGCAGCACCTGCTGGTCCACCTACAGCAAAACCTACTACCGTACCGATAGTACCTGCTGCTTTTTTAAGGCTTTTACCAACTTTTTTAAACCAACCAAACTCAGGAACACCAGTAATAGGGTTGAGTGAGTTTTCGTAATGACCTACACTGTATTGATTAGGGTTAAGTTCGTGACGCTCAAAATCGTTAAATAATTCTCTTTTTAATATGGGGTCATTAGCTATAGGTCTTGGTAAGACCATTTCACCTGTACTCAAGTGACCAATTAATGTATCGCCGTGACGACCATGTATAGCTAAACTTTCTAAACCATAAGAACTCATACAGTTATACCACTCCTATTATGAATAATACCTCTTTTGAGATCATAATACTATCCTTGTATTTCCGTTAGTTTGAACTGTTACTGAACCTACTTTTCCTATAGCTTTTATTCCATGGTCTTCTACAGGGTCTGTAATAGTAATCCAACGATTACCAGTATAGACTTCTAAAGATTGATTGTTCGTGTTCCAGACGACACTACCTTGATTAAACTTAGCTTGACTTTTATCTGTGTCGTTTATTTGTCGAGTGTTATCGGGGTCAAACTCTCCTAAATTAATCTCTAATAATCTAATTAATTTGTTATACGTGTCTGAGCTTACTGGTTCTTCGTAGGCTAGTGGTAGTGTTGAAACTAATAATCTACTCATCGTCTACCGTCGGGTTTTACATCTAAACGGGTAGCCCCTAGTCTCCAACCTGTATCTGTATTTTCTGCTACTGCGTCATCATCTGATTCTAATCTTAACACCATCTGTCTTGCTCTTGCTCTTACGTGAGATTGCTGTGTAGTGCTCGTAATTATATTCGTACTATTAGTCGTTAATGAGTCTCCTGGAAAATCTCGAGTTTTTAAAACCACATTTACCTGTCCCCCACCACTGTTTTCTAAAAACTTTAAATCAGGTATAACTCTATTTACAAAAGCAAACTGTTCACCGTCCCCTAAATCAAAGTCTGAGCTTTCTATAAAAACATTTGTCATAGGGCTTCCGTCGTCATTAAAACCTATTTCATGTTGGTACAGGTAATTATCTTTCGTAGCAACAGGGTATGGTTCTACTCCTGTGTCTAGCCAAGCTGTTCTTTCTAACTGTCCATAGAACCATAAATTTTCTGCATAGTTATAAACAACATATCGATCGATTTCACTACTAGAAGCTGAAGGATAAAACCAACCTACTTCATCAAATTGTGTATTAGAAAAAGCAAAAACTTTATAAACCTGCGATGAGTTAAAGTCATCAAACACATAACTTAATACAGAACATGGTATTTTTTTCACTGCTCCTGTGTAGACATAAAAATTATCGTATCCCATCCAAAAAACTCCAGTAGGAGCAGTAACTGCTGCCTTTGGTCCAATTAGTCCAGTATTTTCATTTATTAAATTTATGCCAAAAGTAAAAGGTGGTCCAATAAATTGCATGCTATATAAAGCTGTATCAGTCCAAACTAAAATTTCTTGTCTAGATTTTACACCACCAATAATTTGGCTACCCGAAGATAACCTCAAACTACCTGCTGTGTTTGTGTTTAATGGTTCAAACTGTAAGGCATCTTCTTGGTCACTAAAAGCGATAAGCATAGGGTCAATAGAACCAGATCTTGAAGAACCAGATATCGGGTCTGCTCCTAACACAATTAAATGCCTATCTTTTTCTGAAGTTAAAACCTGTAGACCAACAGTAGGAACTAAGTTTGCACCAGTAGTGGTTGCTAATTCAACAGCACGTGTTGAGGTACCATTGTTTTCTACCCACCTATAAATACCTCCAGCTCTGGAATTTATAATTAAATCTTCACCAAAATTATCGTGCGACCACAAACGTAATTGATTATTACCACCTAGTGGCGACGAACTTCCCCATGTACCTGCACCCCAAAGTCCAGCACCCCAACCTGTAGAAGCAACGTAAACATCTAGACCTACATTAACTTGATAAGAACCGTCTACTCCTGAACCACCATCACCAGAGTCACTGCTATTAGCTGTAACTGTTGCACCTGAAGTATCTTTAGCAGTAATTGTATAAGTATTCGTTGTTGGAACTGTATCTATTTGATATTCTTGGTTTAAAACTGCTGCTGTAATTAATCCCCCTAAACTATTAGCACCAGATATTGTTACAAAATCTCCTTGAACAGCACCATGACTAGAGTCTGTTACTGTTAATGAGCTAGAGCCATCAGTTGCCGAAAAAGTTATTGAATTAGTGCTAGTTTTTCGTATAGGTGTGATATCTGCATAGGTTGTTCCCTCTAAAACATAATATTTTAAATTAGTTCCTAAACCTAAATATTTAGAACCTGCTAAAGATATCCAGTTTTTTAAAGCTCTTACTGTGCCTAAATAAGTTTCACTACTTACTTTTTGCCAACCGCCTATTTTTTGAGGTCGACCGTTTTTAAATCTTACTAGATTTACATCAAACCATCCACCTTCATTATCATAGTCTGTGCCTTCTCTATTAATTCCTGGTCTAAATACAAACTTAGTTAAAGGCATTTAAACATTCTCCCAAGGTTTATTTTCAAACAACAATGCTTCTGCTTCTCTTCTTTTAACAAGACCTTCTAAAACCTCTCCGTTAGATTTATTCCATCTTTTTATTTGTGTGGGTACTCCTTTATAGTCTTCATTGTTTAAAACCTTTAGTAGTGTTGAACTAATAAGGTTTGTTGGACCTAAATTAAAAACCCAAGAACAAAGAGCATCAAATTGATATTGTTCAAGGTCAACTTTAACTAATTCATTTATATAATCTTCGTATTCAACCATTTCATGTAAAAGCATATCATTAGCTTCTTGTTGCGTAATAGTGTCTCCTTCTTTTACGTTTTTTATGTGCCCATAACCTATAGTCAATACACCAGCTGGGCATAAATATGCTTCAAGTTCACAACCTTCATATTTTTTAATAAGTGATAGTCCTTCTTGTGATATGTGCATACTACTCCTCAGACTTATTAGTGGTAACTTTTCGATAATACACCACAACTTCTTTAAGTTCATTTATGTATCTTTTTAGCTCTTGAGTGTTATAAGCCATCAATTCATAGTCTGGTACAGACATAGCTAAGAACACAACTTTACCTTGATCTTTTTCTATAGTGGCTAAAAACTCTTCTAAATTTTTAGTAGATACTACATACCAATAAGGTTCTTTTAAATCTATTTCTCTCGGTAATATTGGTTGTACAATAGTTCTTTCTAATGGTTTAGTAATTACTTCTACTTGTTTAGTTGGTATTAGACTGCAACTGTAAACCATCATCAAGGACATCAATATTACGACTGATCTCTTCAATGCTTTCAAATACATCTTTAGTTCCTTTATTTATTCTGGGTTCTATCAAACTCGGTTTAGCAAAAGCTAACTTACTCAAATCATGTCTTTTAAAAACATCTAAATAGCGTTGCATGTCTGCTTCGTATTTTTGAGTTTTAGCTTGTAATTCTAATAATCCTTCTGTTTGTAATTTAAAATCGTTCTGCAAACTTTCTATAGCTTCTTTTTGTTCTTTATCTCGTAATTCAAACGCCTGATTTATTTCAGCTAGTCTAGAGTTTTGCCAATACAAAAAACTACAAACCATAAACATAACAGCTATTACTCCTAATAATATTCTACTCATACGTATATATATTTAATGCTTTCTTTTTACCTTTTACTTTTATAGGTTCTAATAATTGTAACTTATAATTAGTATTTTGTTTAGTATTTTCCCCAATTAATAACTCTACACCCACTTCTTTAGTTGCCGACTCAAGTCTTGCTGCAGTATTTACTGCGTCTCCGATTGCGGTATAATCAAACCTAGATGAAGAACCCATATTACCAATTACTGCTTCTCCTGTGTTTATTCCTATTCCTATGGCTATCGCAGGTAAACCCTCTGCCTGGAGTTCTACACTAAGGTCAGACATGTTTTGCCAGATATCTTGAGCACAATTTATTGCTGCATCTTCATGATTTTTTAAGTCTAATGGTGCGTTAAATATAGCCATCATAGCATCACCTATGTATTTATCTACCATACCACCGTGTTTTTGTACTGCTCTTTGTTGTGCAGTTAGTGCTTTGTTCATTATATAGGTAACTTTTTCTGGAGTTACTGATTCAGATAAAGCAGTAAACCCTCGTACATCGGTAAACAAAAATGTAGCGTACCTTTTTTCAACGCCTAGTTTTAACAACTCAGGGTTCTTTTGTAGCTGTTTTACTTGTCTAGGGTCAAGATAATGTTCAAATTGTTTTTTAATTTGTTGTCTAAGTTTATATTGTTCTCTAAAACGAAAATAAAATATTATAGAGCCAACTGTAAACTGACTTATGATGCTCCAAGAAACGTCAATCAAGATTCCTTGTTTTATGATATAGTATCCTAAAAGCGAAGTTCCTATCATAAGGAAACTAAAACTTGTGACCCCTGCGGTAACGCCAAAGTTGCTCAATACAACCCAAACTAATAGCAGGGATATTATTAAAATTAAAACTTCAACGGCTACACTGTAGTCGGGAATAAATGGACTATTTTCTATCAATATTGATTCTGCTAGTGCTACTTGTACCTTGTGTGGTTCAAGTAACCCAACTGGGGTAGCTAGTTGAGGCATTACACCTTTAGCTGTAACGCCAATAAAAACAAACTTATTTTCTACATCTAATTCTTTAAGTGTAGTTTCTGGGGTATTTACCCAACTTATCCACTTTCTACCCAGTGAATCTACTTTTACAGGCGGTAATCCTTTTACTGTTACTTCTTCTATACCGTTTTCATTCGTCTTAATTATGTAGGTTTTAGCTCCTGTAAGAGCTTTTAAAACTTGTGTACCAAAACTTGCTATCCATCCTTCAGGAGTTCTATATAAAAGGGGAACTCTTCTTACAAGGTTATCAACATCTACAGGAGCAGATGCTATCCCTTCTAAAGCGTTTAAGCCATCAATATTTTTGACTATCCCTTGTGATAAATAACCTCCTCTGCCTTCTCCTAAAATTACTGTACCTTCTGTTTTAGGGTATATCTGACTATCATTTTCAAACACAGCTATAACAGAAGGAGAGTATGAAAGAGCTTGTTTAAAATACTTGTCTCCACCTAACCTATCTCTATGAGGAAAAGCTAAAACCCAACCTACCCCTAGTGCTCCTTTATTGAGAATGTCTATGTGTATGTTTGCTAAAGTTTCTCTGGGGAAAGGGTAGCCCCCAGCTTTATCTACATCTTCTTCTGTA